GAAGGGCATGTGGGCGGGACCCACCCAAGAAAAAAAAGAAAAATAAGGGCTTGACATTTATGTTCGAATGTCCTATAAATTAATATAAACAATAAAGGAGGAAAGATGAGTAAAACAATGACTAAGTATCAACTAGATCACTTCAAAGAAAAGGTGCGAAGAAATTTCAACCCTTTAATTGAAGAACAAGAACTGTTGGTAAAACAATATAGAGCTGAAGCAACTGAAAAGATAGTCGGTAAGTTAGCCAAAAAAATGGGCGCTGATAAAATCTTAAATGAACTCAGGAAGGCCGAAGCTCACCTGAAGGCGGTACAAGATAAAGCTAGAACCTTCTTTAAAAAGAAGGCCGAACAAAGCGAAGATAAAAAAGCTAACTTTAATAAATATCGTTTTGATCGAGACGAGAAGTTATCGCTGTCAGATTGCGAAGACCAAATAAAGGAATGGGCAAGAGAGCTTGTAGACAGGGAAATAAGAAGAAGACCCGAGGGCATGAAGCTCAAACAATACGAAGATCTAAAACAACACTCAATAGATGTTGTTATGGAAAGCGGAACGCCTGAGGACTTAATCAAGGCACTTGATCACACAACCAAAAAAATCGGTATTGCGTGGGTCGTGGACACTTCTAAAATAAAACAAATATCTAACTAAATAAAAAAGGGGGCGAAAGCCCCCTTTTAATTCAAGTATAAAAATACAAGATAAGTACACTTACTAAAAACATAATTCCAAAATCTACTAATTCCATTATTCGCTCTGAAATATGTTAGCGGATACTGATACTATTTCCGCGTTAGCAGTCGTATATCTGTCTTTGTCTCTGTCCCAAAAAGTCATATACAATTTGCCAGTCTTTTTGTGTTTTTCAATTTTTGATTTATCGTCCCATTGTCCCTTTCTTGATATGGTTTGACCCTGCATATTTTCTTCACCGTTTATCGTTTCGGGTGTCCATGTTGCAATAAATTTATCACCTTTATTTAATTTCATATTTCCTCCTTTCTATCCTTGACAATATATTAAATTAATGTAAAGTCAAGCTATGAAAGGAGAAATAAATATGGATAACGTAAATGTACAATTTGTAGTTCTAAAAGTAGAAGAGCAAAAACTAAGCGATAACCCTTATAAGGTTAGTGTTGAAGTTGTTGGTTCTTTTAACACTTTAGAAGATGCAAGGAAGTGTAAAGAGGCAAAGGACACTTTGAATAGTATTACACCAAAAGAATTTGACTGGTGTTATTCTCAATTTAAAGTTCAACAGATTTTTTATAAGTCCTTTGTCCGAGCTGATAAAAAATCAGCTTAACTTATAAAAGCCCAAAGTGGACAAGCCGTAAAAATACGAGAGCTGTCCATTTTGGGTCAAGAACCGAGGGAAGAGCATGTGGGCGGGACCCACCCAAGAAAAAAAAGAAAATTAGATCTTGACATTGTTATAGGTTATTGTAGGATATTCAAATCAAAGCAAATATAAACAAAGGAGGAAAATATGGGTTTTGATTTAATGAGTACAGGAAACCATAAAACAACTAAAGGCGAATACTTTAGAAATAATGTTTGGTGGTGGAGACCGTTAGCACAATACATAATAACTTATACAGGTTGTGTTTCGGAAAAAGATGCCGAAAGATGGGCTTATAATGATGGGCATTTGGTTAATTGCGACGAGGCGAAAGCAATAGCAAAGCAGTTAAAACATCTTATAAAAACAGGACACGCCAAAAAGCATTGGGAAGTGTTTGAGAAGGAAAGAAAGAAAGCTGAAACCTTCAACGAGAAAGTACAAAAAGAGTTAAAGGTTTTTGAAGAGAAAATGGGCAAGGACAAAGCACCGAACGACTATTCCGAAAAAGATAAAAAGAAGTGGGATAGTATTTACGAGAAGAAATTATGGAGTGCAAGCTATCCGTTTTCTTTGAGTAATGTTAAGGGGTTCGCGGACTTCTGTGAAGATAGTGGAGGGTTCACGATAAACTAATGATAAATAGAACAAATCCTTTTTCAGGACAAAGCATTGACCTGAACGAAGAGGAAGATAGACTATATTGTATTATTAAGAACGCTGAAATTAATGAGCAGTATACTAAAATGCAAAAGGCAATTGATAAGTTTAGTAGACTAAATCCGAAAGCGTATATGGTGCTAGTCGACTAGGATATTATAGGATAAGTCAATAGGATAGGCGACCAAAATGGGTCGCCTTTTCTAGAGAAGAGCATGTGGGCGGGACCCACCCTAATAGAGGTCCCAATAGGAATTATTACTGGGGTTATAGCTTTGTTAAAAAATCGTAAGGGGTGTGGTGTAGTAGGGGTCCCAGACATACCCTATATAGTTTGATTTGAATAGTTTTACATGTATATTAGTTTATACCCATATTGAAACATATGCTGACATTAGAAAAAATTAATAAAATTAAAGATCCTATCAAACGTAGAAAGCTGAAAGAAGATCTCGTTAACGCAGATGAGGCAGCTGATAGAAAAGAAGCTCACGATGACTTCTTGTCTTTTGTAAAACAAATGTGGCCTGAATTTATAGAGGGGTCCCACCACGCACGTATCTCAGAAAAATTTAATAAATTAGCATCTGGAGAAATTACTCGTTTAATTATTAATATGCCACCTAGGCATACTAAATCAGAATTTGCGTCTTACTTTTTGCCTGCATGGATGATCGGTAAAAATTCTAAGTTAAAGATTATTCAAGCAACCCACACAGCAGAACTTGCAATTAGTTTTGGTCGTAAGACAAAAAATTTGATCGACTCAGAAAATTATCAAAAAATTTTTTCTACAAGATTACAAGAAGACTCTAAAGCTGCAGGACGTTGGAATACTTCTAAACAAGGTGAATACTTTGCTGTCGGTGTCAAAGGTGCTGTAACCGGAAGAGGTGCAGATTTATTAATTATTGATGATCCACATTCAGAGCAAGATGGAGCAAGCAACAAGACCACAGCTTTTGAAGCAGCCTACGAGTGGTATACATCAGGACCACGACAACGTTTACAACCTGGTGGTCGTATTGTTGTAGTTATGACTCGTTGGTCAACTAAAGATTTAACTGCAAAATTAGTTAATTCTCAAGCAGATGAAAATGCAGACAAGTGGGACATCATAGAGTTCCCTGCAATTTTACCAAACGGAAAACCAGTGTGGCCAGAATATTGGAAGCTAGAAGATTTTGAAGCAGTTAAAGCTTCGGCTGGTGTAAATAAATTTAATGCACAGTATCAACAAAATCCAACATCAGAAGAAGGTGCAATTATAAAAAGAGAATGGTGGAACGATTGGGATAAAGAAGATCTACCTTTAGTTACACATTGTATTCAATCTTACGATACTGCATTTTTAAAAAAGGAAACAGCCGATTACTCTGCTATTACAACATGGGGTGTATTCAGAGAAAGTGAAGATTCACAAGAATGTTTAATTCTCCTTGATGCGTGGAAAGGTCGAGTTGAGTTTCCAGAACTAAGGCGCGTGGCCAAAGAACAATATGATTATTGGAAACCTGAAACAGTAATCGTGGAGGCTAAAGCTTCAGGTCTGCCACTGACACATGAATTAAGGAACATGGACATACCTGTGGTTAATTTCACTCCAAGTAAAGGTCAAGATAAACACGCAAGAATAAATGCAGTAGCTCCTTTATTTGAGTCAGGTAAAATCTATGCTCCTCTAGATCGTGAATATGCAGAAGAAGTTGTAGAAGAATGTGCTGCTTTTCCTTATGGAGAAAATGATGACTTAGTGGATTCTGTAACTCAAGCTCTATTGAGATATAGACAAGGAGGACTAATAACTCACCCTGAAGATTATAAAGAAGAGCCTTTACCTAGAAGCAAAAAGAGTTATTATTGGTAAATGAAAAATCCTACCCTTGTAAAAAATATGAAACACGTTAAATGGAAAGAGATACCCCCTCTATCTGGCCCTGATCCACGAGGCTTGATTAAGGAACCAAAACAAGATAAACAAGAAAGATTGGAGAATACAAATGGCAGATATCGACAAATCACTTCCAAACGAAGTTAGAAAAACTATTGAGATCGAAGGCCCTGAAAAAGAGGTCGAGATCACAGAAGAAATTGAAGAATCCATTCCAAGTCAAGGCGACACGGAAATTACACCTACTGATGACGGAGGTGTAGAAGTTAACTTTGAACCAGGAGCTTTTAGTCAACCACAGGGAGAAGGTCACTTTGACAATCTTGCTGAGTTACTACCGGAGGAAATATTAGGTCCTCTTGGTTCAACGTTAAATCAAAACTACATGGATTACAAAACGTCTAGAAAAGAATGGGAGCATTCTTACATTCAGGGTCTAGATCTATTAGGATTTAAATACGAACAACGGACAGAACCGTTTCAAGGCGCAGCAGGTGCAACGCATCCTGTTCTTGCAGAAGCAGTCACGCAATTCCAAGCGTTGGCTTACAAAGAATTGTTACCGGCCGACGGACCTGTAAGAACACAAATTATTGGTGCACCGAATCCAGCAAAAGAACAACAGTCTCAACGGGTAAAAGAATTTATGAATTACCAGTTGATGGATAAAATGAAAGAGTACGAACCTGAGTTTGATCAGATGTTATTTTATTTACCTTTATCAGGATCCGCGTTCAAAAAAGTTTATTACGATGATCTATTACAAAGAGCAGTTTCTAAATTTGTACCTGCAGAAGATCTCGTGGTCCCTTATTCAGCAACCTCACTCGAAGATGCAGAGTCTATTATTCATGTCATTAAAAAATCAGAAAATGATTTACGTAAACAACAGGTCTCTGGTTTTTATAGAGATGTCGAATTAGGAAGGCCCGCGGACAACGAATCTGCTTT